AATTGATGGTAATACTGTTAACACAACTAGTGATAAGTTAATCCTTGATTCTGCTACTAATGAGGTTGAAATTAATGCTGGTGTTGACCTGAATGGAACTCTTGATGTCAGTGGTGATATCGATGGTAATCTTACTGGCAATGTTACTGGTAATGTTACTGGTGATGTTTCTGGTAATGCTGGAACAGTAACAACCAGAACAAATTCTAGTAACAGTGATCAACGTGTTGCTTTCCATAGCCAAACATCTGGTGAGGCTATTTTTCGTAATGATGACGGTCTTCTATATAATCCATCCTCCCGTAAACTTACAATTGCTGGTGCTGGTTCTTTTGGAGGGGATATTACTGCCTTCGCATCTGACGAAAGATTAAAAACAAATATCTCTCCAATAACAGATGCACTATTTAAGGTTAATTCATTAAATGGATTTACATATAACTTTAATGAAACAGCAGGAAAGTTAGGTTTTGATACTGAAATTGATTATGCAGGTGTTTCTGCACAGGAAGTTCAAAAGGTTCTTCCAGAGGTAGTAAGACCCGCACCAGTAGATGATAATTACATAACAGTTCAATATGATAAGGTTGTCCCACTTCTAATTGAGGCAATCAAAGAACTCTCTGATAAGGTTGAGAAACTTGAACAGAGATTAGAAGATAAATAACTCTAAAAGTTGCAATAATGGCAAATATTAGGAAGGCATTTAATTTTAGGTCTGGTCTTCAAGTTGATAATGATAATTTTGTAATTAATGCAAATGGTCTTGTAGGGATTGGAACTTCCATCCCACAAAACTATTTTTTAAATGTTTATGGAGATAAAGGTTTAAGAGTTACTGGATTAACTACGACACAAGATTTAAATGTATCTCGGAATGTTGAGATATCTGGTATAACGACCGTTGGTGTATTAACCGCAAGTAGTATAGATGTTGCGAATGGAGTAAATGTTGGTGGTGCTCTTACGGCAGCAACACTTAAATTGGCAAATGGAGATACCGTTGATAATTTAATTGGATTTGCAAGAACTACATTTATTGCTGATGGAGTAGGTATCCATACCGTATCAAAAATCGGTATTGGAACAACATCAAATGTTAATTATCAATTAGATGTTCTTGGTGATACGAGAGTTACAGGAATTGTATCCGCAACTAATTTTATTGGCATTCTAACTGGAACTGCAACAAATGCATCAGGTGCAACTGGTGATTTCTCAATTGCAGATAAGATAATCCATACTGGTGATACTGACACTACAATAAGATTCCCTGCTGCTGATACATTTACGGTAGAGACTGCTGGAACAGAAAGACTTCGTATAACTGGGATTGGCTCGGTTGGCATTGGAACTGATAATCCAGCACAAAAACTTGAAGTATACGGAAGTGCTAGAATAACGTCAACAGACGGATCTCATGGTATTGAACTTTATCCCGATGTTACTGGGCTGGGGTTTCAAAGAATTATTTCTTATAATAGAACATCATCTGCATACGAAAATTTATCTTTTGGTGTAAATGACTTTATAGTTACTAATGGCGTTACAGCAGAAAGACTTCGTGTAACTTCTGCTGGCAATGTTGGCATTGGCAGTACGATTCCTACATCAAAATTAGACGTTAGTGGGGATGCTAAAGTATCTGGTGTTATAACTGCAACGACTTTTGTTGGCAATCTAACTGGAGTTGTTAATGCTTCTTCTGGTGTTTCTACTTTTACTGAACTTAAAGTTGGAACAGCAATTACAATGTCTGCCGGTATTGTAACGGCAACTACTTTTGATGGCAATCTAACTGGAGGTGTAACTGGAGTTGTTAATGCTTCTTCTGGTGTTTCTACTTTTACTGAACTTAAAGTTGGAACAGCAATTACAATGTCTGCCGGTATTGTAACGGCAACTACTTTTGATGGCAATGTGACCGGAACTGCTACAACCGCAACAAATCTTTCCAATGGCGCAAATATAACGACTGGAACAATTAATAATGATAGACTTCCTACCACTCCACAATTTACAAGTGTAGGAATAGGAACTGATTCTCCAACTGATGCATTACATATTCAACAATCTGGAGCAGCAGAAATATATGTAGGAAGTGATAGTGCCGCATCATCATTAAGAGTTGGTAGAAATCTTGATGATAATACTTCTGGTATGGTTAAATATGGAAATACATCAGGAATATATCCACTTAGTACTGAAAATTCATTAGATTTTATGAATTTTGGTTGGGGTAATGTTAATTTTTATCTTCAGGCAGGAATTACTACTACAAGTGATTTAAATTTCAACTGGAATGTGGGCGGATTCAATAATTTAATGACCTTGACTAGGGGAGGAAATTTAGGTATAGGTATTACTAATCCCACTCAAAAATTAAATGTTCAGGGAATTTCTACATTTACTGGTAATGCAAACTTTGATCAAGATGTAACTATTGTTGGTGCATTATCTGCAGATTCTCTTACTCTTACTCAATCCTTAAGTGCAAATTTAACTGGTGATGTGACTGGTAATGTGACTGGTAACTTAAGTGGTGATGTGAATGGTAGTTTAGCAGGAATTTCTACATTTAATTATATAAAATCTTCTCGTGTTGGTATTGGAACAACAACTCCAAGATGTGCTTTAGATATTAAAGATTCTACGGCATCTGGAAGTGGATTTGTACTATTACCTTCTCAAACTACTTTAAATCGACCAGGTGCAGGTTCAACCATTACGGGTGCATTAATATTTAATGAAGATCTTGCAAGATTTGAATTTTGGAATGGAACTGCTTGGGTTGGTTTAACTACAGAGGCATAACAAAATGGCATTACCAAATAGTGGTTCACTTTCTTTTACGCAAATCATGAATGAATTTGGAAATCGTGGAAGTATTGGAAATTATCGAGTAAATCAAAATATTGGAGGGAGGAATTGGACTTTAGATGAAGGATTTCCTACATCCGGTTCAGTGAGTTTCTCATCTTTTCGTGGTAAACGGAGAAATATTGTAGTTAATTGTTATTCTTCTGGTGGAAGTAGAGTTAGTGCATCAAGTAGAGGACGCACAACAGTAGGAGGCGGACCCACTTCCACTAGTGGTTCAAGAATTATCATTTATGTTAATAACACATTTACTACTACAGCAGGAGGATCTAGAAATAAGTGTGCATTAAGAACAGGAAGTTTTAATTCCGCTGCTAAGATGGACATTATTATGGGCAATTCTGGAAAAATTTATGGAGGAGGTGGAAACGGTGGAAACGGTGGAAATGCAGGTGAAGAGAATGCAAATAGTGGTAATTCAGGACAGACCGGGACCAGTGCATTAGGACTTCAAAGAAGTGTAGAGGAAATAGTATTAAGTGGGGGATCACTTATCAGAGCAGGTTCTGGTGGTGGAGGTGGTGGAGGTGGTGCTGCCGGAGAATTGGATGGTAGTGAGGAATATGGAGGAGGTGGAGGAGGTGGTGGTGGTGCTGGCCGTCCTGCAGGATCAGGAGGTTCACGAGGTAATAGTGCTGAAGAAGTAGATGATTATGGTAATAATGGTGGTGGTGGAAGCACTAATAATGGTGGTAGTGGTGGTGAAGGAGCTACAGGTGGAGAGGAAGAAAACAACGCCGATGGTGGTGGAGGAGGAGGTGGTGGATCCTGGGGAGGTTCTGGTGGCAGTGGTGGTGAAAGTGGAAACGGAACAGGAGCAGCTAATGATGGGAACTCTGGAAGTAATTCTGGAACTGGTGGGGGGGGAGGAAACGGTGGAGCCAAAGGAAGTGGACAAGAGCAAAAAGACGGAGGAAGTGGAGGTGCCTCTGGATATTCGATTACTTCAAATACTTCAATTCCGGGAGTATCAGGAGGAACTGTTCAAGGTCCTACAGGAGCAAATCAAGGAGTATCATAGATAGATAAATTAGATTATTATAATGGAAAAATTAGAAGCAATAGTGGATGAATTTCCTTTTCCACATATGATTATTGAGAATTTTTATAATGAAAGTGAATTGGACCTTATATGGGAAGAATTAAATTTTTATACCAAACCAGGAAAATTTTTAGAAGCAAAATATTATGGTGGAATAGTTGATTATACAAACTCTAAAGCACTTTTATTAGATGAAATATATAAAAATCATAGACCTCTATCAAATATTTTAACTGTAAATCGTAAGTTATTTGATTGTGGTGTATTAGATCATTTTGCTAATATACATCAATGTTGTATTTTGGCAACTGATTCAAATTATGATACAACTAAAGTTAGATACTATCATGATGGAGAGTATTACGATCCTCATACTGACAAATGCCAACCATTTTTAGGATTTTCATATTTTTATAAGGAACCAAAAAAATTTACAGGTGGAGAGTTATTTTTCCCACAATATGATTACGAGATTACTTGTAATAATAATTCTATGATTATCTTTCCTGGATGGGTAGAACATGGAGTTACTAAAGTTGAAATTGATGAGTCTAATTACTTTGATGGATTTGGTCGTTATGCAATCACTTCATTTTTTGGACGTAAACAAATTAAAGGGGAAAGATGATAAATCAAAATTTTATATCAATTTATGATGATATTTTATCAAAAGAACATTGTGATATTATCATTAATGAATTTGAGAGTAAATTAGACCGACATCATAAAGGTACAGTTGGAAATAATAAAGTTAAACTAGAAACTAAAACATCTACAGATATTTCTTATAAGACAACTGAAAATTATGATACTGTTTCTATTATTTTAAACACCTTAGAACTTGGTATAAATGAATATAGAAATAATTACCCTGATGTAGATCACATAGGTTCTTGGACTATTGATTCACTTTTTAACATACAGAAATATAAACCAAACGAAGCATATTTCGGTTCACATTGTGAAAGTGCATCAATAAGATCATGCAAAAGAGTTCTTGCTTGGATGATCTATTTAAATAATGTAAATGATAATGGAGGAACAAGGTTTCCAACATATGATCTTACTATAAATGCCAGAATGGGCAGATTAGTTATTTGGCCTGCATATTGGACTCATCAACATCATGGTATTGCAAGTGAAACTGAAACAAAATATATTGCTACAGGATGGCATGTATTTAAAGATACTTGACAAGACTCTAAAAACCCTGTAGAATACCTTTGTTAGGGTTGAAGAGGAGGGGATAAGCTCTTAAAGAGATACACTTCATAAACTGGCACACCACCTCCACACAGGGGGTGGTTTTTTATTGTATAATGAGTCCATAGTTCACCACACATCAGTGACCATCACTCTTCGTCCACACCAAGAAACTGCTCTTAATGCCATGTTGAAGCATGATAAGGGGCAAGTAATAATTCCGACTGGTGGTGGTAAGACCCAGTGCATGATCGAGGATACTAAGATACATTTCAAACTGTTTGAAAATAATGTTCATGTGGTAGTGGCACCACGAATATTATTAGCAGAACAATTGTGTTCTGAGTTTCTTGAACAAACCGATGCACATGTGATGCATGTTCATAGTGGTGAGACAGAGCACTTTAGCACCACAAAAGCAGATACTGTTCGTTTATGGTCTGAGAATGTTGGTAGCAATCAACTCATCTTTACGACTTATAACTCTCTTCGACGTATTGAAGAATCTGGTATTAAAGTAGATTCGATTTACTTTGATGAAGCACACAACAGTGTCAAGAGAAACTTCTTTCCTTCTACTGAGTTTTTCAGTCATAATTCTGATCGTTGCTATTTTTTTACGGCAACACGTCGGACTTCCTCAACTATTTTCAAACCTGGCATGAATGATACTGAGGTTTATGGTGATGTAATTTATCGTGTTCCTGCACCTAAGTTGGTTGAAGAAGGATATATTCTTCCTCCTCAAATCAAATCAAAAAAGTTTGAGCTATTAAATCCTAAGGAAGTTACTTCCGAATGTGATTGTAACAATATTGTAAGGACATTGAAAGAAAATAACACAAACAAAGTTCTTATTTGTGTTAAGAGTACAAAGCAACTTACTCACCTGATGTCAGAAACTGATTTTGCAGTTCAACTACATGGTATGGGATATTCAGTCCTTAGTATTACATCAAAAACTGGTGCTATTGTCGATGGACAGGAAGTTGATCGTGAGGAGTTTTTTAAGACTCTGAATGCATGGGGTAAAGATCCAAACAAAAAATTTGTTTGTCTTCATCATTCAATTTTGAGTGAGGGAATTTCTGTTAATGGTCTTGAGATGGTTATTTTTCTTCGCAATATGAATGTTGTTGAGATGACTCAGACAATTGGCAGAGTTCTTCGAACTGCTCCTGATAAAACTTATGGACTTTGTGTCGTCCCAGTGTATTCGAAAAATGGTATTTCCACTGAAAAGTCACTTCAAAATGTTGTTGATACTGTTTTCGGTCGTGGTGAGATGCTTGACAGTGTAATCAAACGATAGTCTTCTAATCTTATTAGTCCTCCGCAAGAACTATTGGAGTATGAAGTTCCATTCTTAGACAATCTTTAAACTGTCACTCTGCCCCTCCACTCTGTCCCCACTCTACCCTATAATACAAAGGTAATCAAAGGAACACCACCATGAAA